TACCTTTTTTAGCAATTCTCTAAGTTCAGATTCTAGGTCGGCGAGAGAATTGTAGCGCCCACGTAGATAATGATATTCTTCAACATCCTTAGTACCATTCATAATAGATACTTGAATATCTTCTTTCTTTTCACCAATTCTTTTTTTTAGCTGTTCAGACAGCCAAAGAATTGACATTTAATATATACCAGAAAATTTACCACCAAACTCAGCAGCACCCATACCTTTAGCTTTCCCCTTTCCCATTCCTGGAGTAGAAGAAGCTTTGGTTTTTTTAGGAGCTTCTGAAACAGCTTTAAATGGTACAGTACCCTTGTTAGAGTAACTTTGTTTTCCTTTTAATACTTTTACGTTTTTCATATAGTGTACCTTACAGACCTTTTAAGCCAATATCAATTAATTTTAATTCTTTTTGTTGATCCATTCTATCTCTAGTGGTGTCATCTTTTAACTCAGCTATATCTTTTTGTGCTTGGATTCTTTCTACATCAATTTTATCTTGACGTAACTTTTCTTCCATACGCAATCTTTCTTTAGATTCAAACTGTTGTTGATCTTGTGATAGCTCTTGGCCTTTTAAGGCAAGCTCTTGTTTTCTAATAGTGACAAGTGGATCTTCTTGCGGTGGTGCTGATACTTGTTGAGAAAATTGCTGCATAAGTTCAGACATAATCGGAGAACTAAATTGCGCTAACATAGCTTGAGCCTGCTGCATTAAAGGAGCAGCCTCTTGCGGCGGCATTTGTTGAGCTTGTTGTTGCATCTGTTGATACTGTTGCATAGCTTCAGGTGGCATTTGTTGTTGTGCAAGTGCATCTGCTTTTAATTGTAAATGCTGCATAATGTGTGAATGTATATTACCTTGAATCTGAGCATTCATTTGCACAGGACTCATGTTTAGTAAAGATACATGAGTTGCTATATGAGCATCATGGTCTTGTTCTGGAAAGGCTTGCGCTGGCCCACCCATCATTAAACTACTATTTTCCATACCAGACTCAATAGGCTTAGGAGTTGTATCAGGTGGCGGCATTAATAATTGATCTATATTGTCTGCACCTAAAGCAGCATACATTCTTTTATAGGCTTCGTGAGTTCCACCAGGTCCATGTATTTCTGGATTAGATTGCACCAGTTGCATCATTTCTTGCGCCATTACAATACGTTGGCTAGTAGAAAATATGTCAGGGTTACTTACTGGAAATATATCAACTCTATCATCAAAGTCTTGTTGTTTAACTTGCATGTTGCCGCCTGAAACATTGTAAGGATAAACAGGAGGTAAACTATCTTTAAATATAGTAGCAAGTAATCTAAATTCTTTCTTTTGGCCATTATGTAGTCTTTTATGTATAGCTGATAATACTTTGCTTGATTTTTCCATCAAAGCCAAAGTAGTACCAACTGGGGCTTGTGAGTTACCTTCACCAACATTAGTATCTGCTATAGAAGCAAACTTTTGACCAGATTGCACTAATAGTCCTAATAAACTCAACAAAGTGCCACTAGGTTCTTTAAATGGTAATGGTTGTATTGCATCTCTAAGTGATCCTGCTGGTGCATCTACATCTCTAAATTCACCTGGTTGGATTGGCTCGTCTTCATCTCTAATTCTAATACCTCTAGTTTTAAAACCAGCGGGTAAATTAGCTAAAGTACCAGCATCAATTAATTGACGCATAATAGATGTAGAAGCTTTAGATAGGCCTCCTATCATGTGTGTTAGTCCAAAACCATAAAAACCTAAACCTGGCAAGAATTTAAAATGCACAAAGTATTCAGTCTTTTTCTTCATTGGATCTTCTTCTTTGAAATTTCTTCTGATAGCTAATATGTTTTCACTATTAGAGTCTATTGTTACTATGTAAGGTAACTTAACTCCACTAGGTTCGCCGTCTTGGCCCATATCTTCAAAGCCTTCTAAATCTAAATTACAATGAACTTCATAAAGAACAGATACTTCACCATCGTCATAACTAGGCTCCATACCTTCTAATTTTTCTTTTTCTGATTGTATGTCTGAAGTTATGTCCACATTATCTCCAGACTCTACATTTACATTTCTGTAAAAACCAATAGCTTGTAGCTTTCTTACATCATTTTCTGGCATCTTAACGACATGAGTAATTCGCGAACAGGTCTCTAAGTCAGTTGTGTAATAAGGCACGATTAAATCTTCTGGTGCTACAAACTTTGATACAGGTCTACCTAGAGTTTCATCATAGTAGACTTTTTTAAATGCAGAGCCTGCAAGTGGTAAATAAAATAACATTTGATCTAGCTCTTCATCATATTCTTCCATAACGTGAAGAATTTGATAATTCATAAATTCTTTAACTCTTTGTGCTTGTTCTTCAACTAAACCATCATAAGCACCTATAACTTGTGTTTTGACTGGACCGCCTGCTGGTAATAATTCTTTATATGCTTGCGCTTGGAACTGAGTAACAGATTCGCCTAACAATGGATGAATAACACCACTAGCCCCAGCAAAAGGTTCAGATCTATTGTCATCAAACTTCATACCTAAGTATTTAAGGCCATCGGTATAAGTATTTTCCCAATCCTCTCTAGATGATTTATCGCTTTCAATAGCTCCTACTAATTCAATATATATTGTAGATAACTCCTGTTTAGATATAACTTCAGCTAAGTTTTCTGCAAAGCCTACTTCTGGCATTACAGACTCTTCTGGGCCTAGTATTGCAGAACCGTCTTCTTGCATCTGCACATTCTCTTCACCTTCACTCATAGCTTCTAATACATCAATAATTTGAGTATCAACATTGTCTTGAGTTTTTGTTGTATCTATTACTTCTTCTGGAAATTGTTTTTCTATTGCCATTTTATAATCTCATCAATAATACGCCCTAAGAGGTTTTTGCCTTTCCTGATCTTCGTAATCGTTGGCTAAAGAAACAAAACCGCCTTCACGAAAACGCATTAGGGCTTGAGTCATAGTATCGCATAAATCATCATTAGCACCAAATGGAAATGATGCACATTCTTCTATCATATCTTCTGCAAAGGTTTTATTAGGTGCATATACCATTCCTGATTCAAAAATAGGCGCAACTGAGTGCATTCTAGAGTGTTTATCATGACCTCTAGTTGGTGAATAATTAACTACAGGAATGCCCATTCGCCGCAACTCTTGGGTAAGCGGAGTACCAGATGCTTTGGCTTCAATTAAAACCATATCGCATTCCCAGTAACTATATTCACGCATAGCTATTTCTTTTAACTCAGGAAAATCCCAACGACCTTTTTGACAATCAAGCAATATTAAACAGTCAGGAGAATCTTCTGATGGTTTAAATACTCCCCATGTAGATATAGCAGAAAAGTCAGCAGTTTGATTTTTAGAAAATGCGGTATCGTAGGATTGCATAATATATTTAACAGGAGGTATGCTTTTGTGTTTCCAGCGTTTCCACCAGTCTCTTTTAATAATGGCGCCTTCTTCAGCAGTAGGGTTCTGCATCCATTGAGCATTCCATTTAATTCCAGGAATAGAAGATTTAACCTTTAATAATTCATCTTTAGGCCAGAACTCAGGCCACAAAGGGTTGTCAGTTTCAGGAAAAATAGCAGGAAACTCTATCATTTCCCATTGATCTGCAAGCGCTTCTTTTTGCGAATCTAGTAATTTAGCAGTCAGATCTATAGAACTCCACCTAGTCATCACTAATACTATGGCTCCACCAGGCTGTAAACGCTGTCTAGGTCCAGATGTGTACCATTCCCAAGCAGACTCCAGAGCATTAGGACTAAGGGCGTCTTGCTCTGAATGGGGGTCATCGATAATAAGTAAATCCGCACCCCTACCAGTTACAGCACCACCAACACCAGCAGCGAAGTATTCGCCGCCTTTATTGGTTTCCCAACGTCCTGCTGATTTGTTGTCAGCTTGAAGCTTAACTTCAGGGAATACTTCTTTGTATTCTTTTTGATCCATTAAGTTTCTAACCTTACGACCAAATCGTACGGCAAGTTCCCCTGTATGAGTTGTTTGCATAATCTTCATCTTAGGCTTCTTGCCCATAATAAAAGATGGGAAAAAGGTAGATGCAAATTCTGACTTAGTATGACGAGGTGGCATGTTAACAATTAAACGTTTAATCTCGCCTGTTGCTACCTTGTTAAGTTTTTCTGCAAATATTTTGTGATGACGACCACATATAAATTCTGGCCACATGTGTTCTACGTAGAACAAAAAATCATCTTGACATCTAGCTTGAGTTTCAAAGCCGTCAAGCTTTTCTTTGAGCATCAGAGCTTCTTTGAGTTCTGTCTCGGT